GATTTTGGATCCGTAGCAGAAGGTTTTGATGTCACTGAAACTCCGATACTCTGTACGGTAGATAATAAATCATACACTGCAGATGTTGCAAGTGTGCTTACAGACGGTATTGATAAATTATATCAATACGAATACGATAATGCTGGATCCGACTACACTGAGATTACATGGACTGTGTCGGGCGGCGGCGCAGGCGCCAGTGTTGAACATGACGATTTCCGTGACGGTGCAGTGTTCCAAGTTAGATTGCTTGACAATGTTGACGACTCCGCCACAGCCCCAGAAGTTGACGGCAATCTAGGTGGTAGTGGATATATTTCTAATGCTAACACTGCTCAGAGCGGTACAACCACTCAACTGACATTAGCGGCTACTGATGACGAGATCACCGGTGCGTATGTGGGTATGAAGTTGATTGTAACTTCAGGCGCTGGTGCAGGACAAGTTGGTATTATCGCTAGTTTCACCGCAGGAACAAAAGTGGCTACAGTGACCAAAGAAAGCACTGGTGGTGCAGGTTGGGATCATGTTGTACCAGGTACAGCTATTGTGGCTCCAGATGCTTCATCTACTTATTTGGTCGAGCCAAGAGTTACATTTACTGCACCAACTTACAGCAGTACTGCAAGAACATTAGGTACAGCTCAAAGTTATACTGACGCAACTTACGCTCCAACTTTTGCAGTGTACTCGCCAATTTCAACTACAACCAGCGGCAGCGGCACAGGCGCTACATTCACTGTGGTTCGCAAAGGCATAAAATATTCAGCTGTTAATATTGTTAGCGCAGGTACAGGCTATGCAAGACTAGACACACTTACTATTGTTGGCACAAGCCTTGGTGGTGCATCAAGCGCCAACGATGTTACTGTTACAGTAACAGCAGTTAATGCTACAACTGGAGCAATTACCGCGTTTGAATTCACAGGTGTAGGTGCAGGCGGCAAATTTGCAGCAATAGCTAGTGGTTCAAGAACTACCAATACTTCTACCAACGGTACTACATGGAGTCAAAATTTATTATCATTGCCTAGTACTTCAAATTGGGTTGGCATGGCTGCAGGTAAATTAACAACAGTAGAAACTGCAGGGGCCTTTGTGGTAGGTAGATCATATGTTATCACATCACTAGGTAATACTGTATTCACTAGCATAGGAGCTACTGCCAATCTAGTCGGTACATATTTTGTAGCTACTGGAATAGGTTCGGGCACAGGTACAGCAACTCCAATTGCCAATCACTTGGTAGCAGTAAGTTCTAGTACCACAGTCAATGCATATTCAACAGACGGCGGAACAACATGGACTTCGGGTGGTTCATTACCAGGCGCTTTGAGTGGACAAGCTGTTGGTGTTGCTTACGGAAATGTATCGGGAGTAGCACGTTGGGTAGTTCTAGGATTTGACGGAACCACTGCTTATTCAACCAACGGTGGCGTATCTTGGACTGTAGGGGGCACCACACCAGGAGGCACAGGGACCAGCATCGCTTATGGTCAAGGTGTATGGATGGTAGTCAGCTCTCTTTTCAACACCAGCGCCTACAGCGCGGACGGCGGAGTAACATGGACTGCAGGCGGCACATTACCGTCTAGCTCATCATGGAGCGGCTTGGTTTATGGTGCTAATAAATTTGTTGTAGTATCTAGTGATGGTTCTGTGAATCCAGCATGGAGTGTGGACAAAGGGGTAACATGGAGTTCGACTGGAGTCAGCGGTTATATTGGATCGGGTACATCGACTCGTGTGACCTACGGACAAGGTATTTTCTTGGTCACGCAGAGCAGCAGCAACAACATGAGCAGTTCAGGAGACGGAGTTGTATGGACCACAAGAGCAATCACTCGTGCTTCAGGCACCGGTGCTTTAAAAGCGGTGCATGGTAATCCTAGTCAAACAGGTATATGGGCTATTATTCCTTCAGCATCAACCACAGCAGCCTCAAGCGCCATACTAGGCGCCACTGCCAAAGCTCGTGCATTTGTTTCAGACAATAAGATTTATGCTATACGTGTGACAGATCCTGGAAGTACTTATAGTGTTGCTCCAACCATTACCATAACTGATCCTAACAATTTGTATGAAGCTCCTACTTCAGTGAGAATAGGCAACGGAGCATGTGCTAACGTCAGCTTTAAAAATAGAGGCACAGGGTTTGATGCAGCCATAGTAGAAATAGATCAAGGTGACGGATACGGTAATAATTTCCAAAGTGGTAGATTTGTTGGCGTTAAGAGACTGACTGGTACTCCTAGAGCAGGCGCCAACGTGGTGTTTGCCACACAACCTAACACTGTGTACAAATTGGTTCAGGTGCTTTCAGAAAGCGGCACAGAAGATGGTGCAAGAGCAGCATTCTTCCAACTTTCGCCGAGCATGAGTGAGTTCAATGCTCCTGCAGATAGCACAGCAATAACTACTCGAATCCGATATAGTCAGGTTAGACTAACAGGACACGACTTCTTAGATATCGGTACAGGTAACTTTGTAGAAACCAACTATCCAGGACTGCCCACACAGCCTGCTATACAGGCCAACGAAACCGTGGACAACAACGGTGGTCGTGTATTCTATACTTCCACTGACCAAGACGGTAACTTCCGAGTTGGTGAATTGTTTACTATTGAACAATCGACTGGTGTTGCAACATTGAATGCTGATGCATTTAACATTGCAGGTCTAGCAGAACTAAGTTTAGGTAACATCACACTAGGCGGAAACTCAGCTACAATCACTGAATTTAGCACAGATCCATTCTTAACAGCTAATTCAGACAGCGTTGTAGCCACACAGCGAGCAATTAGAGCATATATTTCTGCACAGATTGGTGGCGGTGGAGCAGCTTTGAACGTAAATAGCTTAGTGGCTGGTTTTATCAGTGTTTCAGGTACACAGATAACTACTACCACAGGCGGCACCATAGCTATGAAAGCTACCTTTGACTTCCGGGCGGGAGTAAGAGGTTACCCAGTAGCTTGGAACTACTTTTTAAATAATTAACGGAGAATAAAAAATGGCAACAGGAAGACTAGGCACAGCCAATATTACAACCACAGCAGATACCACGGTATACACAGTGCCAGCCAGCACATTCAGTGTAGTCTCCGTGAATGTGGTTAATCGAAGCTCAAGTGCTACTGCTAACATACGTATAGCTGTGGCATCATCAGCTACACCGGGCGCAGCAGAATACATAGAATACGACTCATCATTGGTGGCCAATGGCGTTTTAGAACGCACTGGTATTGTGATGGATGCTTCAAAATTAATAGTTGTTTCGACCCCAACAGCAACACCTTCATTAAGTGTAGTTGTTTACGGTATCGAAACATCAACAGCATAAGGCGGATATAATATGGGACGAAGAACCAGCGGGCAAACCACAGGCCTAGAAAAAATTGGTAACATACAGGCCAGTGCTGCTACACTGAGCTCATCGCAGACTAATCAGGATATTACTCTAGATCCAAACGGCACTGGAGTGACTAATGTCAATTCCGACATAGTGATCACCGGTGATTTAACCTTGGCCAACCAAGGAGATCTTCGACTCAGAGAAGCCACAGGCAACGGTACCAACTACATTGCTATGCAGGCCGCAGCTACTATGGCTGCAAACTATACCATTACTTGGCCCGCGGCAGTATCGGGCACTAGTGGGTTTGTGTTAACTTCCGATACCAGTGGTAATTTAACTTGGGCCAGCGCAGGTGGAAATATTCCGGTAAGCGATTCTGGATCCACAGCCACAGTACACTATCCGTTTTTTGGAACAGCGTCTGGGTCAATACCAACTTCATTAAGTCCTTTAGTTAGATCAAACCTGTCATTTGTGCCCAGCACAGGTGATTTAAGAACTTCGATAGTAACTGGTGGTACCGCAGCAAGTGCAACACTGACCCTACGATCTACCACTGATGCCACAAAAGGACAGGTATACATTGACGAAACCACAGCAAGTAGCAGTTCAACAACTGGCGCTTTAAGAGTTGGCGGCGGCATTGGTGTAGGCGGAGCATTGTTTACTGGCGGAAAGATTCAGACGCTCTTCGGCTCCGGTGCAGATTTAACTAATAGTACTTCAAACATGGAAATACAAGACAACGGCGGAACTTCAAGACCGTCATTGGCTTTCCATCGTCCGGGAGTGTATGCTTCAAAGATCACTTTTAACACAGACAATGCCTATTACTTTGGTGGTTGGTCAGCAGGTGCAGGTGCAAGTGCGATTGTCTGCGGTGGAGTAAATCCTGGTGCAAACAATACATATAACTTAGGTACAGCCAGCTTACGCTGGTCTACAATTTACACCACTGACTTGGAACTAAGCAACGGTATTGGTGATTATACCATAGTCGAGGGTGAGGAAGATCTATTCATTTACAACAACAAAAATGGAAAAACGTACAAGTTCTTGTTACAGGAAGTAGACAAATCTGTTGTTCCTGCTAAGAAAGCGGCAATTCCGGGAGCTTAATATGCCTATCAATTTTGGTTCAGGTAACTATATTCAAGGTAGCAGTGGGGCGATCGAAATGAAGCCCGCAGGACAATCTGGATCAGCATTTACTGTACTTGCCGATGGCAGATTGCGCCAGCAATACAAACCTGCAGGGGTAGCCACCCACTCAAGCAACGGTGGCTTGACCTATAGTGGAAACTACACGCCATTGGATATCAGCGGGTTCAATAATGGATCACACTACAACCTAACTAACACAACTTCAAGCGCCAGTAGATTTACAGCACCGGTAAGAGGAGTCTATCACTTCGAGTGGGCAACTATCTCAACACCGGGTGGTTCGCAGCACGTTTTTTATAAAAACGGCGGACAGTGTCCAATTGGTAGTGGAGCACCATATGCTGCCTACGGGTATCATACAGGGTCGTGGGGAACTTCAAGTTGCGGTATTACGATGTTGCTAGCATCAGGAGATTGGATTGCCGTTGTTTGTGGCAGCTCTGCAAGTGGCGGGTGGCACGGCGGCCATTACAGCGGTTTAACATTTTGGATGGTAGGATAATATGGGATACGATTTTGGAACAAATGCTCAGCTGAATGCCAGCGGCGATGCACTGCAATTTTATACAAACTCTGCGGTGGCAGCAGAAATCACAACTGCAGGTTATCTACGGAAATATAATTTACCAGCAGCACAGGGCACTTGGCACAACGTTAGTCAGGTAACTAACACAGGAACTTATCCGTTGACTGCCTTGTCAGTGAACCAAAGTTCATTCGGTAACAATGCCACAACAAATAATTACTTTGTGGCCCCAATTACTGGAATTTACTATGCCTACTGGGGAAGCATTACTGGAAATAACAATGATTTCAACGGAAACTTTTATAAAAATGGCGGCGGATACGGGATCAATTATCCCACAAGGACCACTCTAGGTCGAGCCTCAGCAGCTTGGAGTACCACTAACATGTCTATTACTGATGCATTGAATGCAGCCGATAATTGGCGGATGTACATCGAAAACGGAACATACTATCACGGTAGTTATCACAGCGGCCTAGTCTGCTTCCAAATAGGATAATATCATGGGATTAAATTTAAACGGTATTCAAATCACAGACAGTTCAGGCGGATTCAACGTCAACAACGGCAGCTTTGATGTAATGAACATGGATACCAACGGCAAGGTTAGAATTCATCGTCAACCTGTAGGAACAGCCGGTATTGCTGATAATAATGCAAAGTATTATACTGGCAACGTTGACTTTGATGCAATTTACAGCGTAGGCGGTGAAGGCGACTTTATAGGAGTCAACTCTAGTACAACGTCCGGAATGAATTTGACAAACAACAAATACTATGCACCAATAGCTGGACTGTATCTTATTCAGTTTTGGAGTATCGTTTATCCGGACGGCAACAATCGCTGGCACGGATATATCAGCATCAACGGCGGTACATGGACCGGCGCAGCGCCAGTATACACTGCCTATCACTATGCAGCAGGCGGATCGTGGAAAACAGCGCATGCCACAGTAACGTTTCCTGCCAGTGCAGGTGATAATTTTGGATTTACTGTAAGTGATTCGGGACAGTGGCACGGTGGATATCATTCAGGATTTTGCGTAACCTATCTAGGTTAAAATAAATAACAGGGAATTAGGAGAACAAATGGCAACATATACTATAGAATTAACAGATGAAGAGTACACGATACTTTCATACTATCACGATCCGGAACATTGGGTATCTGGGTTATTTGTACACAGAGCAAACGTTGCGGTTGAAGAAATGTTTAAAGAAGAAATTCAAGATGCATTAAAAACAGGAAAAACTGTACCGGCTGATAGAGATGCTGCAATATTGGCCAGCGTACTTCCTGCCTTGAAAGACAAAGAAATTCCAGCACCACCTACTATTCCAGGAGTTTAATACATGAAAACTATTTCAGTAACACTTACACCTGCACAAGACAAAGCATTTAATTTTGTAGCAACGGATCCAAAAGAATGGATTACACTGGCAACTGGGCACCGAATAGGCACTATCATCGACAAGCTGTATAATTTGGAAGTAGAATACAGCGTAATAAATCCCAACGTCGAATCTATACCAACTGATAAACTCCAAGCGGCATTGGCATGGATTGCAAGAAACCCACTAGCTACACCGAAATATCCAACCGAGCAGTTTAATCCAGACGCACCATTTCCGTCTTAAATCATCAAAACAGTAAGTTAAGAAAAGCGGCGGTGCCGCTTTTCTCATATTCAAATACTACTAAAGATACATAATAGACAGCTAAGAGGTTAATAAATGAACGTGGTTATTGTTGGTGGTGGAACTGCCGGATGGCTAGCTGCCTTATTTTTTAAAAAAATTAACAAGAAAGTTACATCGGTGACGGTAGTTGATAGTTCAAAGATTGGCCCGTTAGGAGCCGGTGAAGCCAGTACTGGTCTCATGACCGATATTGTGCATAACAGACTTTGGAACTTTGGCTGCGATGAGGTTGAGTTTTTTAAAGAAACCGCTAGTTGTTTAAAAGTGGCAATTCTTCATCAAGATTGGAAACAAGTGGGGGACGGATTTTTTGGCCCTATCGATGATTCAAAAACTGGCAGCGCACCCGTCGATATTATTCAGCTGCATGCCATGGCTAATAATCTTCCGGTTCATTTATCAACGCAAAATGGTCATTTGGCTGAAAAAAATAAAAGCACATTCCTTAATCACAATATATCAAAAGTAATAGTAAATACCGGACCTACAATTTCTTCTGGGCCCGGACTTTACAGTCATGCATACAATTTTGATGCACACAAGGTAGGAAAATATTTTAAAAAAATGTGTGTAAGCACAGGAGTGACATACATTGACGATGAAGTGACTGGTGTTACTTTGTCCGAAGACGGCAATGTTTCATACTTAAAAACTAAATCAGGAGCAGAAGTGGCTGGAGACTTTTTTGTTGATGCCACTGGATTTAAAAAACTTATTTTTAAAGGTATATATGATATTCCTTGGAAAAGTTATAAGAAACATTTGCCAGTAGATCGAGCAATGCCTTTTTTAATTCCTCATACTGAGGATACTAAAATTCCCGTGTATATGAAAGCATGGGCGCAAAAACACGGGTGGATGTGGCAAACACCGACACAGGACCGATTGGGCTGTGGGTATGTGTATTCTAGTGAGTTTACTTCGGACGACAAAGCACAAGAGGAAATTAAATCAGTGTTGGGTCATGAAATTCAACCTATTAAAATTTTAAAATACGACACTGGAAGACACACAACGTTATGGCATAAAAATGTATTAGCTATTGGATTAGCAGCAGGGTTTGCCGAACCGTTGGAAGCCACAAGTATACAAAGCACAATAGTGCAATTATGGAAATTTTGTAAAGAAAGTCTATCTCACGATATCAATGATCCAGTGGTGGCCGATGAATACAATACCAGCATGGGTCAGATGTATGACGATTATGCAGATTTTATTAATGTGCATTATGTGGGTGGCAGAACAGACACAGAATTTTGGAAGTACATGGCGACAGACGAAGCCAAAACACCGTTTGTAAAAAATATATTAGAAATTTGCAAAAATCGACCACCACGCAGTTCTGATTTTAACAGTTACTTTGGTGGAGTTGGAACTCCGTTGTATAATGTAGTATTGCATGGACTAGGAAAAATTTCACCGGAAGTTGCAGCAGCTGAGCTAAAATTGTGTAATGCAGAACGGTTAGCAGAGTCCGAGTGGCGATATCAAAATAAAATAATGAGCATGGTTGCAGATAAATGCATAGACAATAATACATTTATTAGAGCATATATGAAAGATAATAATTTATGAAAATTGTAATTATAGGCGGCGGCACAGCTGGCTGGTTGGCAGCACTGTTTTTAAAAAAAATTCACGGTAAAGACCGAAATATCACAGTCATTGAATCGAGTAAAATTGGAATTGTTGGTGCCGGTGAAGGCAGCACAGGAATAATGTCTGATATCATACAAAATAGAATGTGGAATTTTGACTGCAATGAAGAAGAATTTTTAAAATTTACAGGTAGTACTCCTAAACTCGGAATTAAACACAAACATTGGAAAGACACAACATCTGAATACTTTGGTCCGATTGATGCTAGTAGCACCAGCGGAGCAATAATTGATTACATACAGTTACATACCATTGCAAATAACTTAAAGATACACACTAGCACACGAAACGGGATTTTATTAGAAAACGGTAAATCAACATTTTTCTCTAAAGATGAAAATATGATTAGAACAACAAACGTCTCGTCTCATCTAACTGCTAATGCATTGAGCTTAAACAGTCATGCCTATCATTTTGATGCACATAAAGTAGGACAGTATTTTAAAACAGTATGTGAAAAAGATAATGTAACACATATCGATGCTATTGTGAAAACTGTTAAAATGAAAGAAAACGGATTTTTAGAATCAGTTATTCTTGATAACGGTGATGTAATAGATGGAGACTTTTTTGTTGACGCCACTGGGTTTGCTAAATTAATACTAGGCAAAGAATATGGAATTAAATGGAAAAGTTACAAAGATAATCTTCCTGTTAACACAGCAATGCCTTTTATTTTACCTCACAAGCCAGATGACCCAATTGCAAATTATACCACTGCATGGGCACAAAAAAATGGATGGATGTGGCAAATCCCAACTGCTAATCGGGTAGGATGCGGTTATGTATTTGATGATAATTTTACAACACACGAACAAGCACAACAAGAAATAGAAACTGTATTAGGAACAAAAATAGAACCTATTAGATTTTTAAAGTTTGATACCGGAAGGATGGAGAAGTTTTGGCATAAAAACGTGCTCACCGTTGGCCTTGCCGCTGCATTTGCTGAACCGTTAGAAGCAACAAGTATTCATACCACAATTGTTCAGTTACATGCTTTTTGTTTTTCTTTCTTTAATGATGCGAATTGTCTTAATGAAGGTAACGAAAAACGTTATAACGAGTTAATGGGTAAAATGTATGATGACATGAGAGATTTCCTAGTTATACATTATATGGGTGGTAGAACAGACACAGAATTTTGGAAATATATTTCGTCGGGCGCAACACAAACAGATTTTGTAAAACAACTTCTTGATATAGCAAAAGTAAGACCGCCTAAAAACTCGGACTGGTTAGGCTATATGGGATATATTGGAAGTCCACTATACAATGTAGTCTTAGCTAATTTAAATAAGTTGTCGCCCGATGTCTGCCAAAAGGAATTAAAAAGATATAACGGTGAATTATATGCAGATCATCTTTATGAAGAAGATTTAAAATTAGTAAATCGCTACTCTGAAAAACTTTTAACATCTACAGAATTTGTTAAAAGTTATAGGTCGTCAAATATATCTTGATCAACTCTCCGATTATCTAAATCAAAATGCGACGCTTTATAGTCAAGTTTTGCACTCATAACTATTCTTTCGTCGTCTGGTTCTAGATTAGGCGACACTTCGTGTAACATCCATCCTGGCCAAATCAATAATTCTCCGGGTAGCGGGTCAACTTCGTACACTGTATTAAACTTAATCTGACTAGGGTGTGTAAACAAAATGCGACTAGTTTTATTTGTTTTGACATACAAACTACTTCCATAATACGCTTCGTAGTGATCGTGCGGTCTCATATAACCCCCCTGACGATATACATTGAACCACATACGTTTAGTAGCCATTATATTTACAAGGTTAACATTTTTAGATAGGCAATAAAATCTATTAGCGTGTGCTGCAAACTGACGGGACACTTCGGCAAAAATTGGATCTATATTTTCCAAACTGCGATGCGTGAAATGACTAGAGAACATAGTCCAGTTACTATCTCGGTTAACCAACTTTTCAATCTTCTCTTCCAATTCTTGAATATCAACATTTAATTTTGTTCTATATATAAAAGACGGAAAAGGATTATAGATGTTTGTGTCAGGATCAACGTTTGTAATGTGCATAGTAGATAAATTATAGTGTTAGTAGAATTTATTTATAGGACTTGTATGTTTTTAAAAAAGAAACCGATCATAGAATTTATCTGTAGCGACTATGCTGTAAGAAAACATGTTCCTGTATTACCTGCTTCCGAAATACAACCCGAAGCCTGGAAAAATCTCAAAGGATTTTTCACGTATAAAAATCAACATATGACTACTGCTAAAGTCTGTCCTGCACTCGGAGCATGGCTAGATTCTGGGTATATAATTTGTGCGCCTTGCGATATCGATATTCAATTTTCAGAAGATGGCTTTCAGGATGGATCAAAAGCAAGAGCGGTGTATAGCAATCCAAAATTTAAAACTGACGGACATAGTTCTATTCAACTGGGAAATCTGTTGCCTGATTACAAGTATCGAGGAGTTATTAAAATAAATCAACCTTGGTGGATTCAAACCGCCCCCGGATACAGTTGTACCTTTCTTCCGTTGATGTTTTGGGATCACCCATTTCATGCTGTGCCCGGTGTTCTCGAATCTGATAAATGTCATTTAGAATGTCCTATTAATATTATGATCAAAGAACCAAAAGATTTTACCATTAAGATGGGGACTCCGTTGGTTCAGATTGTTCCTTTTAAGAGAGAAAATATAACAGCAATTAGCAGAGAAACTACAGAATCAGATAAGACAAGAAATAGTAAATTGCTTACTCAAATTTGGCTAAAATTTGTAGGAGTCGGCAAATACTTTTATGAACAAACAACTTATAAAATAGACCGGAGAGATTTAGATGTCTAACCAACCTGAATTTATAATGCCGTTTAGCACAGCATTGTACAAATGTTATATAGATGAAACAATATGTGACAAAATTATCAATTGGATAAATGAAAAAACCGATACTGACCATATGGCTGCGTTTAATTTAGTGGGACAAATCAGCGGAGAATATATAATCGATATAGGAACCTTTCCCGAATTAGAAACTGCAATAAAGTCAAATATGGCAACATATATCGTGAGCTTGATAGACACCGGGAGAAAAGGCTCAATAACCGGATTCGATATAAAGTATATGTGGGCTAACAGAATGGAAAAATACGATTGGAACCCACCTCATGTACATTCTTATCAATTTAGCGGAGTCCTGTACTTAAACGATTGGGATCCTGTACAGCGTAATCCTCATCCCAACAAAGCACCTGGAGGAGTAACAGTGTTTACAGATGGAAGGATGACCCACTGGAACAATCATGAATATAGGGTAGTTCCAAAAAAAGGGTTGATGGTATTATTTCCTGCGTGGTTGACTCACGGAGTCGGGCCAAGTTGGAACGATGATACTAGATATTCAGTAAGTTGGAATATTTGATGAACATTAAAAAACTCTGTATAATTGGCGGTGGAACCGCTGGTGCCAGTGCAGCATTATTATTTCAAACTCATTTAGCTCCACACGGTGTCGAAGTAACTCAAATCGATGATACAGAAATAGGCCCAATTGGAGTTGGCGAAGCCACAGTTGGACACATTAATGCTTTTTTAAAACTAGTAAAGTTGGATGTATTTCGAGTAATGTTTGGAAAGGCCGATGCTACGGTAAAATGTGCGGTAAGATTAAAAGATTTTTATAAAAAAGATCATTCATACTTCACACCGGTTGCTAGTCACAGTTTAGATATTTCTTTAAAAGAAAAATATAACTTTTCAGACAAGGAATTCTGGGAATCGTTTGCTCCTATATATTTTTCTGAGCATGGTAAATCACCATTTGTTATTGATAAAGAATTAGATTACTCAGTATGGCCAGAATATGCGTGGAATATCGATGCTATAAAACTAGCTGAAGAGTTTAAAAAAGTTGCAGCAGATCGAGGATGTACCTTTATCAAGGATAAAATTCAAAAAATAAATTCTTTAGAATCTGGGGAGATCATTTCATTAGAATTAGCAAATAATGGAACCATGTCTTGGGATTTCTATATCGATTGTTCTGGATTTCATAAATTAATTCCAACAGCATTGACCCTAGAAGAAATTTCTTACACGGATCTTATCCCAAATAATCGTGCAATTGCAACACAAATACCTTATATCGATCGTGAAACAGAGTTACCGTATCTGTCGTCAGTTGAATGCAAAGGGATGTCTGCTGGTTGGCGATGGAGTATTGGGCAACAGGAGAGATTAGGCACTGGATATGTGTATTCTTCTGAATTTATTTCAGACGAAGACGCAATAGATGAATTTATCAAAAGTTACGATAATAGATTTACCAAAGAAGATCTAAGATTGATTAAATTTCATACTCATCAAAGCAAAAAACATGCAGGCCCCAACTGGGTATTATCAGGACTTTGCGCAGGGTTTATCGAACCATTGGAAAGTACATCAATCTTTTTGAGTCATGCAGCACTAGTGTCTACCTTAAATTTGATGGCCAATGGAACTCCTACATCGGAGGTCGAAATGGTCAAGTGGGATCCTTGGGAGATTTCGCATTCGTGGGAAGTACAGCCAGGAACTAAATTTATATGGGATTATCAAAAAGCAGAAGCATTGACTTTGCATGTTAATAAATTATTTGATACAACAGTTAAGTATGTGTTATGTCACTACACATGGAGCGAAAGAGATGATACAGAATATTGGCGAAGCTTTAAAAACAAAAAAGACATATCGACACAGTGGGCTAAAGATTTTTTTAATAATTGGGGATCCTCTAATATTTTTGGATCGTGGAGTTTTGGACTGCTAGCAGCCGGTAATAATTATTGGGAAGACCTAACAGACGGCGGCATTGACAGTTTCCTATGGAGCGATTTAAATCTTCAAAGAATGATACAATCTACTCAAGTATCATTTCAAAGTTTATCAAAAAAACTATCAGCTAAAGACTTAACAACATTAGAAGCACTAGCATTAGGCAAATACACAAGACGACAATTGTTATATAAGAAACATGTTGAATACGCACTGCCTTTGATTAACCAGCATGAATTTTTAGAATATTTTATTAACAGTTCTAATACTAACACGCTGAATCCGGCAACATTTTTATATAACGAATATTTAAATTAATATAGGAATACTTTGTAATGTCCATAAATCAATTTAATTATTGGTCAACACCAATATTTCATTTTCATATGATATGGGAAGATCATCAAGAAATCCTAGCAGAATGTGAAAATTGGTGTAAAAAAAATAATAAAGAAGTTTCAGTAATGATACCAGATTCTGAAAGAAAGAATGCTGATCCATACTCCGGAATGAGTGAAGACCTTAAAAATAATCCTAAATTATCTAGATTATCTAAATGGTTTGAAAAGTGTGTTTACACGGCCGCACACCAAGTAAACGAAAAATTTTGGAAAAATTTAACAAATACCCCAACAGTGTCTATAACTGACATGTGGGCCTGGAGTTCGTCTGAGTATTATAATCATTATCACGGCCACCCAAATTCTTCATGGAGTGGTATATACTATCTTGATGTGAGTGATACTCACAAACACGGCCACACTCGTTTTTATAGTCCATTGCCGTATAATCATTATAGTGATGCTGGTACATTATTTGTTGATGCTGAATCAAATATTGCCTATGAGCCAGGTGACGGATTATTGATTATATTTCCTTCTTATATTCGACATGAAGGTATGCCTTACAGATCGGATAAAAAAAGAACCATTATTGCATTTAATACACAGCTTAAATAATATGAACATAGAACGATTAGAACTTTTCCCAACAGTGGTTTGGTGCATTGACGCTCCGGAACAATTAGCGGATGCTTGGGAACAACCCTTAATGACTGCAATACAGTCAAAACTATTACCAGCACAATTGCCCGAACATCACCAAACAGACTCAACACTGCACACAATACCCGAAATAAAAAAATTTATAGATTGGATTAAAATCACTGTTCAATCACAGATAAATGGACTTGGATGGCAAGTAGAAGATTTAGATATTTCAGGCATGTGGGCAACTAGACTGTCTTCCGGTGCAACTCACCCGATGCATAATCATCCTAATAGTTGGATGAGTGGAGTGTATTATCCTACACAATATTCAGGACATGACGGCGAATTAATGCTCTATGACCCTCGTCCGGCTGCATCTATGTTTGTTCCTAACAAAATGCCAGGAGCAAGCAATCGATATCTTTCAAATACATTTTCCTTTAAATCTCAAAAGGGAAGAATGATATTATTTCCCTCATATCTTTGGCACGGTGTGCATACTATTAGATCAGATTCTCGTTGGAGTATGTCTTTTGATATTCTTCCTAAAGGAGTTTTAGGAAGAAGCGGGGTAGACAATCGAGTTACTTTGTAGAAGGCGGTGATTTTTCAGCAGCCAACGGACCGTTTATTTTTGTAGCTTCTCTGTGAAATTCTTGAGCTTCTTTGGTATTCGTTGGCGTTTTTTCAACTACTTTAAATTTCTCATCGTGTGTTTTCCCTAACGGGTTTACTGACACATTAAATTCAGGTTTGCTTTCCGGCTTGGTCCAATTAGCTCCTTTAAAATGTAGTGCTGCTGCTGATAACATTCGATTAACAGACGTACTATTACAATTAGGACAGTTGCTAGGATCTGATTGATCTCGCCGAATTTCTTCCCAGTTATTTTTGCATTCAGCACAGCCATATTCTCTTATCGGCATGTTATCTGCTCTTAATTTTATTATCTAACTGTTTTCTAATAGATGCAATTTTATTACGCATTTCAGTACCTTGTGTAGGCAATTGATTGGCATAGACCATATCTACATACATGTTATCCATGTTTTTAACTTCGTAGATTAGATTATTCAACAGTTTATTGGCTTCTAGTTTAGACTGTTCGTTGGACATACCCTCGATAGATTTACGATATCGATCAACATCAGATTGAAATCTCTCAGTTCGTTGTAGCATTTTTTATTAACTCCATAACAGTTTCTATTTTTACACGTATTACTTGATTATTTAATGTGGTTCGTAGTCCAGAGTGCAGTTGTTTTGGCAGATGATCTAGATCAGACCAAGCAATAGTCGGAGCACTCTGAGTTAAAAACTCTTGATCAACCACGCATACATATGTGCCGTATTCAAACCCTCGGTCTTCTGAAAGATATAGTTCTATAGGTACTATTCTACCCGCAGCATATTGACTCAGCAATGAATCTGCATCTTCTAACAATGAGGATTTTCTTGCAAAGGTAGGCACAGTCCATCGATCGTCATCTAGAATCAGTAAGATTCTACCTGTGGTTTTAGCTAAGAATAGTAGTCCGGCACGCTGTTGCATGCCAGTACTTATCCTCCGGCGAGCTTGAAGTTCCACTCTCCTGGCAGGTACTCACCTTCAAAGGCCTTGATCCATTGAGCACCATCCCACTTGTATTTGATACCCGTGCGTATATTTTGAATATGGGTTGGCGCAAATTCTTCACCCAGTATATCTGCAGCCTCTAAGGTATTTTGATCCGGATTCCATATTGTGATCCATTTATATCCAGTCCATTCTATAATAGAATTGGCTTTGATAACAGGATCTGTACCGTCTTGATTTTCCCAAGATGAATCGTTGTTACTAGGCTCTCTCCAGGCCTGCGGGCCTCGATAAGGAATACTGGTACTGTCTGCAGGATTAGAAGGCAAGTTGATGTAACCTCCACGGTTTTCACTGTTGTTGACATCGTCTAACATTAAAAATCTCAAACCCAAAGGAATAGCTGCATGCGAACCATATACTTCTAACGGATTATACTTGTAGGGATCGATAATGGCATCTACTGTGCCTCTAGCACCTATTCCCGGTATGGTGCTAGCAATATCAGTATTGGCTGGATATGTATCTGCATCCAGCGTCACTGTTAGTATGCTAGGGTCTAACGGGTTGGTTACAAATGTGCCTACTATTTCATAGCCGCTGGCTTTTTTAAACCAAACTTCGCTGCCCGGCACATATCCACCCTGTACTTCTAATATTCTGGTCCAATCTACAACTTCGCCATTTTTGGTTTCTTTTTCGATAAGCCCTAGTGACCTCACAGCGTCGGCGGGATTGACCAATGTTAGATCATACTGATTATCACTTATGTTGCCGGTGTTTGACTTAAACAATAGAACTCTGTATCTACCATATGGTTTAGTAATCAGATCAAAATTACTAGACTTCATATTATAAATCAAATCTTCAAGATTTAGCACGTTGCCTTCCTCGGTGAATACATTGGCCACAATGCTTTGAACTATGCCTAACTTTTTAACCTTGGCCGGAGGAGATATAAACACAGGCATTTCAAATTCCAAACTGCAGATATCTATGTCGCTGTCTGCTCCCTGCGGAATGGTTCTGCTTGAAAAATTTGTACTGGTCAAGTACATGGCACTGAGACTGGTCCAGTCTATGTAGTTGTCTGTGGTCTGCAGTTCTAGACTAGGATTAAACAATACTAAAATTTGTTCAAGCAACTGTAATTTTTGATCGGTGTTAGAAGTCCACAAATCTGCTTTCATGGTCAATTTAAATGGAGTAGGCATCAATCGTTCTACAGTATAACTTCCGCCCTGTGCTCCGGTGTATTCTCTTGTACCACTGGCGTCTGTGAATCTACGTTCTCGAATATGTATCTTTGAAACAAATGTAGGATCACTGAGCCTGCTGGTATCCATTTCAAGACCTGTGATATAACAGGCTATCCTAGGCACGGTAGGCATTTTATTTTCTGAGTTATCTTTGATAATGCTGGCTACTTGTCTAGTTAGATCTCCGTACATCACAGGAATCTGTCGTTGATCGCCGTCACCTGCTTGATATTTGAATCCAATAAACACACGCATGAACTGTGTGACATAGCGTCTTATCTGTCCGTCGTAGTGAAAATCCATTATAGGTCTGCCTCTGGTCTAAGAGCCTTGCTGAGACTCTGTTTTTCTTTAACTGTGTTACCGTCAATGGTGTTTACAGTGGGATTATTAATAAATGTAGATTTTTGTGTCTGACGCACATCCTTGCCTACAAAAGGTTCGCCAGCAGTGACATCACTAGCGCCTAGGTTGCTCATGGTCATGCGTACATTGTCTTCAAACTTGCGCCATCTTGCACCGTCAAATCTAAACAATCTATTAGGTAGATAATCTGTACGCAGTGCAAACTGTCCGTTCACAGGATTGTTCGGAAACGAAATGCCTGCGGTAAATGGAGCACCGTTAGGCGGTACACCGTCTTTGGTTAGATATCCCTCATATCCATCTCCGTCTGATGGTAGTATCACTGAGCTGGCAGTCTGACCAACATAAACAGCATTACCGTCTGCGTCATACAATAAGTTACCTGCTTCGTCAGTGGCTTGTGTTTGTGCATCTACAGTCACTGACTCTGCATCTACACTGGCTAATTCTGCGGTACCGTCGTCAGTTCGCTGCAGAGTGTAATACTTGCTGGTGTCATAGCCGCTGCGGGGAGCATCTGCTTCTGCCTGATCTAACACCGCGGCAGTGATCTGCATTTCTTTTTCGTAGGTACTGATCACATCTCGTAAGGTGTCTGCAAGTGCATAGTAGGTGTTATTAGGAGGAGCCACACCAGTGACCTCCTGTATGACTTGATATTTTTTACCATTGGCAGCAAGTACTACATCATTGGGATAGTATGTTACGGTTGGGTTATAAGTGCCTTTGTAGAATTCTCTGTCTGCAATATCATCTAGGAGCTGTTTGAATTCTTGACTGTCTACCAATGGCTTGCACTTGGCGCGATATAGATGCGGGTACCATGTGGCTGAAAATCCTTCGGCTGCTCTACTAACTTCTTCAATTACAAAAAAACGTTTCAGAGCAAATGTCAAATCATTCAAAGCGTATTCGTCTTTGAGATGTGGTAATTCTATCACATCGCCTGCGATGATCTTACGACCTAGTTTTTCCACAGTGTCTGTGATGTGGAAGGTGATAAAGATTGTGTCATTCTGCAAGAACAAGCCAAACTGGCTGAGGTTAAAATCTATGTCGCTGATGTTGTAGACACCTCGCATGACATAAACATCGGGATCATACTTGCGATCTCTATTTTCTAAAAATAGGAGATCCTGTATGTTTGCCACATTATCGCCAGTGTAGCTAGGAGTGCTGGGAGTATCACCCTGTATAGCTGATCCCGGCCCTATGTATCTGTGTACCAGCACATCTGTTCCGCCAACTTGGAACATTTCCCAGGCGGATTTATCTATAAAGCGGAAATCGTTGCCCTTTTCGGGCCGGTATAAACTGAGTCTTGGCATAGTCATATATTTACCGCTACGATAAATACTCGTATGAGCACATCAGACCAAGCCAAAAATTCTGTTTACAACTACTGCAAAACCATGCTAGGCGATGGTATGGTAGATGTAGAACTAGATCCTATACACTACGACACAGCACTTAATCGTGCTCTAGCAGTTTTCCGTCAGCGTAGCGACAACGCTGTGGAAGAAAGTTATGCGTTTTTAACCCTTACTGAGAGTACCAACGAATATATACTACCTAAAGAAATACAGCAGGTACGTCAAATATTCCGTAGATCAGTGGGATCAAGAACTGGTAACGGCACAGGCGGCACAGTATTTGAACCATTTAATTTGGCCTATGCCAATACCTATTTGTTAAGCAGTACTAACATGGGCGGCTTGCTGACCTATGAATTGTTTAGCCAATATCAGGAATTGGTAGGCAAGATGTTTGGGTCATTTATTAACTTTACATGGCATCCACAGAGTCACAAACTGATCATACATCAACGCCCTCGAGGAGAAGAATCTGTAATGCTACAAGTATACAACAGCCGACCTGACTTTGTGATCATCGATGATGTGTATTCTGGACAGTGGATCAAGGATTATGCGTTAGCCAACTGCAAAATGATGTTGGGACAGGCTCGAAGCAAGTTTGGGCAGATCGCAGGACCGCAGGGCGGTACCCAGCTCAATGGCACAGCACTGATCACAGAAGGTCAAACCGAGATGGAAAAACTCACAGACGATCTGATGAAATTGGTTCCCGGCGGCAGCGGCTATACTTGGATAACTGGTTGACCTTATAACTAATCTATATTATAATTGTTCTAAAGGGGACAATTTATGATCATAGGTGTATGTGGTTTTATAGGCTCAGGCAAAGACACTGTGGCCGATTATCTAGTTAATTTTCACGAATTTCGCAGAGAAAGTTTTGCTTCAACACTCAAAGATGCTGTGGCCAGTGTGTTTGGATGGGATCGAACCATGTTGGAAGGGCGCACAGCACAGGCTCGAGAATGGCGAGAACAAGTAGATCCATGGTGGGCTGAACGTTTAGACATGCCTACACTGACTCCTAGATGGGTACTGCAATACTGGGGCACAGAAGTCTGTCGTAGATCGTTTCATGACGACATATGGATTGCTAGTCTAGAAAACAAACTACGTACCAGCAAAGATCATATAGTTATTTCAGATTGTAGATTCCCCAACGAAATCAAATCAATCAAAGATGCAGGCGGCCACATTGTTTGGGTACAGCGTGGAGAGTTGCCCGACTGGTATGATGATGCTATCAGTGCTAATCAAGGCAACAACGTGGGTCTTAATGCCATGAAGATGCGTAAAATACATGCATCGGAGTGGGCCTGGTTAGGTAGTGATTTTGACAGCATTGTTGATAACAATGGTTCTATCGATGAGCTCTACGAACAGAGTGCAAATCTAGTAGTCGGACACAAGATCGCCTTGCCTCCAAGTGATGCCTTCTTTGCCTAAGACAGCAGCACAATTCAAACAGACCGTTTTGAGATTGTTGGGCCTGCAGTTGTTGAGATTTTCATCTATGTGAAACACTCTAAATACCTGCGGATGCTGACTCTTATAACCGCATTTTTCACACTGAGTCTTTGGTTGATATCCTGATCGTTGCCATCGAGGAACATGCACACCTTCACCGTGTGATAGACAAATTTCACACAGTGTTCTATAATAGATTCGAGTATCTTTGTAGTAATTAATGGCTCGGGGCCGCTGTGCGCAGGCCTTGCAGAGTGGTCGCATTTGATATTTACCCTTTTGAGCCCCTTTTTGTTTCGGTGCTAACTTGCTGTTTTTGGAATAGTATGCTAAATATTATGAGCAACTATTACCAGGAGAATAGGCGATATGGCACTAACATCACCAGGCGTACAAGTTACGGTAATCGACGAGAGTTTT